TTATGCATTCAGACTCAATTGAATGGTGGACTTTGACCCCTCAAATCCGAACCCCTTCTCGCTGGAAGGGTCTATGCGGAAAGTCTTACTCTTGCAAGAGGTCAAGTTGTATGCTGTCGTAATGCGGAAACCGTCAGGTTCGTCCCATACAGTAACGGAGTTCACCATAAGGTCAATGATAATGCGCCGGTATCTCTCGTCTTCTATACGGCCTCCCTTAAACTCGGTCAGCCAGTAGACAATCTGGCTCCGCTCAATTTTACAGACATATTTCTCTTCTTCGGCCAAAAGTCGGAGAAGATTTTTCTTTTCTTTCTCCAACTCTACAAGCCGGTTCATAAGAGCGTCAGAGGCGATACCTTTTTCAATGGCATTTGTAATATTGGTAATACCGCTCTCTGTTTCCTTCATCCGCTCTGTAAGTTCAGGAATACGGGTATTTTCTCGCAAGTCCTTTTCAGTTTGAGAGATCGCCATATCTGCCAGCTCTTGAATTGTATCATCGGTCAGTAACTCCATAGCGTCTTGCGCTACGATATACTCTATCCATTCTTTCTTCAAGGGCTTCTTTTCACAAGCGTGTTTCCGCTTCCTGGTATAACAGGTGTAGTAATTGTGGACAGCTCCGGTTCTGCTGGTTCCGCTTTCCCCATTCATAGAGCCTCCACAATGGCCGCAGAAGAGCTTTCCGGCCAAGAGGTAATCCACCTTGGCTTTGCCCCTTGCCGGGGCTTCTGCGTTCTTAGAGAGCCTACGGCTCACCGTTTCAAACAGTTCCTTGTCAATGATGGCCGGAACGCCTCCTTCCATCTCAATATCTTTGTAGGTATAGACCCCGATATATCGTTTATTACGGAACATGGACTTGAAACTATTCCGGTTAAACTCTACTCCCTTGGCTGTGCGATAGCCTTTTGCGTTAAACATACGGCAAATATCGGCCACGGTTTCCCCATTGGCATAAAGTTCAAAAGCCTCTTGGACGATATGAGCGGTAGCCGGATTGATAACCAACTTGTGATCTTCAATCTTATAGCCGAGGGGGATATGGCCTCCGATACTATGACACTTCAAGGCGGACTCCCTCATGCCTCTGGTGATCTTCTGCGAGAGGTCGGCGGAGTAAAATTCGGCCATACCCTCCAACACAGCTTCAAGGATAATGCCCTCCGGTTTCTCAGAAATGTTCTCAGTAGCAGAGATGACCTTTACGCCGTTCTTTCTGAGGCGGAATTTGAAAAGTGCGCTATCTGTTCGGTTCCGAGCAAAGCGGTCAAGTTTCCAAACAACCACATACTCCCATGGCTTTTTCTCGCTGTCCCGTATCATCTCTTGGAAGTGAACCCGTTTCTCCACATCTTTCCGGGCGGTGGTGGCCCGGTCTACATAGATAGCGGTAATACGGTAGCCATTAAGTTTGCAGAAGGTTCGGCAATCACGGAGCTGCCCTTCAATGGATTGTTCCCGTTGCCGCTCGGAGCTGAACCGAAGGTACAACGATACATCGGTGTCCCCTTCAAAAAGTGTGGAGGGGTCTTGTCTGAACTGGTCTATTTCCTCTTCGGTCAACATGGAGAGGTCAATAGGGAATTTTGTGATTTTCATAGCGTCTTTCTCCATTCAGACAGGTCGATGACCTTAGCCAACAACAGGCTCTTCCGAAGGGTCTGTTTTTTCTTTTGCTGTTCGGTCAAATTCATTCATGGCGCATTGAATAATACGCAATTTACCCTCTGCGTCACAAAAAGAAAAGTATCTGAGTAGCCGTTCTTCTAACTCTGACGCGCCGGAAATACTGACCTTTCCTAAAAGATGATCGACTGAAATATCAAGAAATTCTGCAATTTTAGTAAGCCGTTTCAGATAAGAATTACTTGATTTGTTTTTCCAGTTTGTGAACATCTGAGAACTAAAACCAAGATATTCACATAAATCCTTTTGTTCAATTTTCTTGTAATTTAGACAGGCAACAATGTTATCGAGAATAGCTTGCTCTTCGGGAGTACGATTTACCGTTTTCATTGTGCGGGCACCTCCTGAAAATAAATCAACAGAAATTGTTGATACCCTATTGACAACAACGATAATCGTTGATATACTCATATCAACAACGAAAGTTATAAAACAGGCAACAACAATCCGAGGGGTCAAATCTCTTTCTTTGAAAGAAATTCGGCTCCTATGTAAAAATGAAATCTCTAATGCTTATTGTTCTGTGACAAGTCCAGTATAGCATAAGCGATTTTAGTTGACAAGGATTATTTATAACTTTAGTTGTAAATCGAAGAAAGGAGGTCGCATGATGGTGGGAAACCCTACACCCCGTCCGTATTGGACACCCGATGTACCTGTTATCCGGCTGACGGAGCAGGAGCGCACGAGCTACCGTGAGCAGATCAGGGAACTTGTGGCTGGTGCAAGTCTGACCTTTACTTGGCTTATCCGGCAGCTCTCTGATGAAGGACTGATGACTGATAAGTACGAAATGTCCGCAACGCTCTCTGGTGTTCGCACCGGGGACAAAGCAGACGAAATCCTTCGCCGCTCCCTTGATATTCTACATCGGTATCAGATGCAGATGGGGTCATGCGGGGAGCCGTGAGTGCCTTTGTACCGGAAGTTCAAGCCCAGGCTAAAGCCGCAAGCCTGTTGTTGTTTCAAATTGTGCGGGAATATTTCACTGACCCCGTACACAGGGCCGAGTTTGAGGACTGGTACAGAAAGAAGACCGGAGAAGAGTATGTGTGGAAGAAGGTTATAGATGAATGAAACGGATATTTGGAACCCTGGCATTTCTCTCCTTTTTCTGGCTCCTTGGAACGGTTGCCGCTGTTGAGCAAGACATGATGGCTCTTGGCACCGGAACGCTTCACATGGCCTTTGCCTTATTCCTCTTCTATGTCTTTTGTAAACTGGCCGGAGCGTTTTATCCTACGCAGAAAAGGAAAAGCCGCAGACGGGAGTGCAGTCCCATCCACGGCAAGCGTAAAAGCTCAATCTGATTATACCAGACATTTTGAAAATTGAAAAGGAGATTTTCACATGGATAAGAATGTATTTTCTCAGCTTGCGGCTGAGTTTGACCGCTTGGAGCGGACGATCACCTACCAAAAGGAAGTCATTTCCACCATGCAGAAGACCCCTACTTGCCCCTGTTGCAAGGTTCCCGCAGATGGCCGGATTTACACCCTTCCCGAACTCCCGAAGATGAAGCTGGACGATTGCTCTTGGGCTGAAATCGCTATGTATGCTCAGTCTGGCATGGCTGATAAGGTGTTTGCTCAGGGCGATACCAAAAAATTCACCCTGTCTAATGGCACAGTTATGACGGCCCGTATCATCGACTTCAATCACGATACGGATAAAGAGAACAATATCCTGCCTATCACCTTTGAAACGGTGGAAACCCTCAATAACGATTTTCAGATGAACCCTGAGTACACCAACAAGGGCGGCTGGCAAAATTCCCAGCTTCGCAAGGTTCTGAACAATTCCGTCATCGAAATGCTTCCTGCTGATCTTCGGAAGGTCATCAAGCCCTGTTTGAAGAAGACGAGTTTGGGCGGAAACAGCGAGAAGTACGGCCTGACTTCTGACCCTCTGTTTGTTCTGTCCGAGCAGGAAATTTTTGGCCGAAAGATTTATTCCCACGGTGACGAGGGGCATTGGTATGGCTGGTATCGCCAGGAGAACACCGAGTACGGAAAGTGCAAGCAGAACGGTGAGCGGGATTGGCGGTGGGAGCGTTCGCCTCATAGCGGCAACACCAACGCTTTTTGCACTGTGTACAGTTCGGGTAACGCCGACGGTATCGGCGCCGACGCCTCTCGTGGCGTGTCCTTCGGCTTCTGCGTTTAATCCGTAATCCAAAATAATCCCGCCCCGTAAGGGGCGGGGAAAGGAGAGTCATGAACTATATTGTGAAAATTTCATGGTATAGCGGAGGCTGCGAGTTACTTGCTGATGAATTTTTCCCAACCACGATGGAGAAAACCAGGAAGCTCTTCAAGCTCTTGGTTGCTGACACTGATTGGGATGACGAAAAAGTAAGAGAGCTTTTGGATTATTTCAAGGAGCGCAAAGTCCTGGAAGTCAAAATGGCGGAAGATGCTCGAAGCATGGCTCAGGGACTTATGCGGGAGGCAGAGGTCATTAAGGCAAGATGTTCTCGCAAATCCGAAGAATACCAAGAATATATGCGGTTCCGTGATAAGGCTTTAGACTTGAGCCGAAGTTCTACTACTCACTTGAACGCCGCTCGTTATTGCGTTAAGGCATCCGCACTCCTGAGAGATATGTGGGGAGGGAATGTAGTTTGACAAACATGAACCGTAAGACTGGAACCTCTTTTGAGCGGCAGCTTTGTACCAGCCTCGCAGGGTATGGCTTTTGGGCGCACCAGATGGCGCAAAACAGCCAAGGCCAGCCATTTGATGTGATTGCCGCTAAGAATGGCCGCACCTATCCCATTGACTGCAAGGTATGTGAGAAAGATGTTTTCCGACTGGAACGAGTAGAAGAAAATCAGTATTCCGCAATGACACTCTGGCGACAGACGGGAAACGGTGAAGGATGGTTTGCTCTCAGAATGACCAACGGAGAGGTATGGTTTATATCCTTAGAAAATATGGAGAGAGCCATGCTATATTGTAAAACGCTCTACTGGTCTGAAATCAGGCATTTCGGGATTACTCTGGAAGAGTGGGTGTCGAAATGCGAATGACGGTTTCTAATCAGCTCAGGATTGAAAACCCTACCGCTGACCTGTTGGAATGGTGCAAGAAAAATCTGGTGTTGGCAAATCCCGATTATACCAAAAAAGCCCGTATGAACCTGTGGCTTGGTAATACACCGCAGAAGTTGTATCTCATGCAATGGGATGGCGACACGCTGGTGCTTCCCTACGGTTGCTTCAATGATGTTCTTCGGCTGGCCCCATTCACCGATGTGTCCATGACCTTTGCTCCGCAGTCCAAGGTTGACTTCCAGTGCAACATTCCCCTTTACGATTATCAGGAAAAAGCAAAGGACGCCCTGGTAGAAAGTGGTCGTGGGATTTTGCAGAGTGCGGCTGGCTCCGGTAAAACGCAGATCGGAATTGCGCTGGCTTGCGAGATTGGAGAAAAGGCACTCTGGCTCACCCATACGAGGGACTTGCTTTTGCAGAGCAAGAGCCGAGCGGAGCAGTATATGAGTTCGGCCCTGACCGGAACAATCACAGAGGGAAGAGTCCAGATTGGTAAGGGTATCACCTTCGCAACGGTACAGACCATGTGCAATCTTGATCTAAGCCGATACAGGGACACTTGGGGTTGTGTCATTGTGGACGAGTGCCACCGGGTAGCCGGTACACCTACCGCAGTCACACAATTTTCCAAGGTACTAAGCTCACTGGCCGCTCGGCATAAGTACGGCCTCTCTGCCACGGTTCATCGGGCAGACGGCATGATTGCCGCTACTTATGCTCTTTTGGGAAAAATCGCCTATCAGGTGCCAGACGAGGCGGTAGCCGATAAAATCATGACCGTCAGTGTCCTTCCCCGGCCTACTCAAATTGGTCTAAGTAAAGAGTTCCTTGATACGGACGGCACGATCATCTATGCCAAGCTGATAAATTATCTGGCTGAGGACTTCCGTAGAAACGGTCAGATTGTCGGTGATCTCATGCTGAACGCCGAGCATTACAACCTTGTTTTGTCTGACCGGTTGGCCCACCTGGAATATTTGATGGCCCATCTCCCGAAGCATTTGAGAGATCAGGCGGTAATGGTAGACGGGAAAATGACTTCCAAAAAGGGTAAGGCGAAACGGGAACAGGCCATAGAGGACATGAGGGCTGGGAAGAAGCACTATTTGTTCGCAACCTACGCCTTGGCAAAAGAGGGGTTGGACATTCCCAGGCTTGACCGGTTATACCTCACCACTCCGCAAAAGGATTACGCTATTATTACACAGAGCGTAGGGCGTATTGCCAGAACCTTTGAGGGCAAGGGAGAACCGATTGCCTATGATTATGTGGATAACGGTATTCAATACCTTGTCCGCAGTTATAAAAAACGATGCACTTCGTACCGCAAATGCGGTTGCAAAATTTTAGAATGAGGGGGGGGACAAATGAAAACCCGTGAGTGTGATGTGGGTGGAGCAGTCAGGCTCCCGAAACAGTTTTATGAACGGCCTCTCACACTTGAAGAAAGCCGGTTTGCTTCGGAACACATTAGTATTGTGTACCGCTATTTAAGACAACAGGGCTTAAACTCTGATGAATGGTTTGATGTGGTCATCTTCCGGTATCTGTTAAGTGTGAAGCGATATTTTGCACTTCCTGAGTTGCAGAAATTGAAGTTTATCACGGTGGCCTGTTCCGCAATGCGCTCTGCCGTAGGGCATGAAAGGCGAAAACAAGCCTCTGAGCCAGTTACGGTCAGTCTGTTTGATGTTATACCGGGTACAGAAGACCTCTGTTATATCGACACGATAGCTGCCCCGGAAACCAATTAAGAAGAGGGTGAATAGATTGAAAATTACCTACAATGTTCAGGCTCCCGACAGAAGGGGATTTGCCAAGAGCGAAGAAGTCAAGGCCATTGAAGATTTTCTAACCAGCGGTAACGCAAAGAATATGTGCTTTGAGTATGACACCAAGGAAGAGGCGAAGAACAAGCTGGCAACCATTTCGGGTCATAAGCGCAAGTACAATGAGCAGCACCCGAAGGGGTATGATGCTTACCGAGTTGATAAGTGTATCTATATCATCCGGGGAGCCAAGGTAAAATGAAAGTCCTTGTAGCCTGTGAAGAAAGTCAAGCGGTATGTATCGCCTTTCGGAAATTGGGGCATGAAGCCTATTCTTGCGATACACAAGAGTGTTCTGGTGGACACCCGGAATGGCACATCAAAGGAGATGTTCTTCCTCTTATCAATGGCAATAAGCCGTTTATTACGATGGACGGTGATCTTCACGCCATTGTTGGAACATGGGATTTGCTGATTGCTTTTCCTCCATGCACCTACCTGACCAATGCGGGTTCTGTCCGATTGCGAATAAAAGGGGAAATCAATAAAGAACGAATGGCGAAAGCCGTTGAAGCCAAAGCGTTTTTCATGAAGTTTCTGGAAGCAGATTGCCAGAAAATTTGTGTTGAGAACCCCACACCCGGAAAAATCCACCAGTTGCCGCAATATACCCAAGCGATACAGCCATGGTGGTTCGGACACCCTTACACGAAGCGGACTTGCCTGTGGCTTAAAAACCTCCCCCCCCCTTACCCCTACCGATATTATTCGGGAAGGAGTTACCCCGTATGTTAATGGAGGTTGTAAAGACGCTCATGGGAATTACCGGAGATTTCAGGGTAGGAATGAGCGTGACCCAAAAACTCGCTCAAAAACATTTCCGGGTGTTGCACAAGCAATGGCCCGACAGTGGGGAGGCGATATGAGTGGATAATCTTTTTATCTTTGACTGCGAGGTGTTTGCCTTTGATTGGCTTTTCGTGTTCAAACACAAGGCCACCGGAGAGTACACCGTAATTCACAACGATAACGAAGCAGTCAAACAGTTCATGGAACAGGAGCCACTTTTGGCCGGGTTCAATAACAAGCACTATGACCAATTCATTCTGAAAGCTGTTTTGGCAGACTATACGCCGGAAGAGGTGAAAGTGGTCAATGATTTCATCATCGTCCAGGGGCATGAGGGATGGGAACACCCTGATCTTCGAGAGAGCCGGATATACTTTGACCAATACGACCTCATGGACGATTGCCAGATGGGATTGTCCCTGAAAGCAATAGAAGCTCACCTGGGTATGGATATTCGGGAAACCACTGTGTCTTTCAATCTTGATAGACCATTAACTCCCGAAGAACTGGAAGAGGTCATCTTCTACTGCAAGCATGATGTGGACGCAACCGATAAGTTGGATGACCTTCGGCAAGGCTACCTGTCCAGCAAATTGACCCTGGGCAAAGAGAAAGGCATTTACCCGGCAAAGGCCCTCTATATGACCAATGCCAAGCTGACTGCTGCCTACCTTGACGCAGAGCCTAAACCCCATTATGACGAGCGGGAATATAAGTACCCGGCTACTCTGTTACGCCAGTACATTCCGCAAGAGGTATTTGCATTTTTTGACCGGCTGAAAGACATGACCATCCCCAATGAGGTGGTGTTCAAAGAGAAGCTGGAAATCATGGTTGGTGACTGCCCTTGCACGATTGCCTACGGAGGTATTCATGGGGCCATTCCCTGTTACCGGGAGGAAGCTACGAAAACCCGTTCCATCCGCAATAAAGATGTTGCCAGCTACTATCCTCACCAGATGATCTTAAACGGCTATTGCAGTCGGAACATTCCCTCTCCCGATGTGTATGCAGCTACCATTGAGCGGCGGGTCAAAGCGAAAAAGGCTGGTGACAAGGCTACGGCTAATGCTCTAAAGCTGGTGCTGAACACCACCTACGGAGCCATGTTGAACAAGTATAACGACCTCTATGACCCCCTCATGGGCCGCTCGGTCTGTATCTCAGGACAGTTACAGCTTCTTGAAATGGCTATCCATCTCATTCAGGATTGCCCTACGCTGAAAATCATTCAGCTCAACACCGATGGTATCATGGTCAGCCTTGATGACTCCGATGTTCCCAAGTACCAGGAGATTACCGGAGAATGGGAGCAACGCACCGGTTTCGAGTTAGAAGAAGACCTGATAAAGATGATCTGCCAGAAAGATGTAAACAATTATGTGGAAGTCCCGTTTGAGGGCGACCCCAAAATCAAAGGCGGGGTTCTGGTTCGAGGGATTGCACCGGCAGGAGCATTCAATGTCAATAACAACGCCTGTGTAGTTGCCAGAGCGGTCAAGGATTGTCTGGCCTACGGAGTTCCTGTGGAGCAGACTATCATGGAGTGTAATAAGCTGCTGGACTTCCAACTGATCGCCAAGGCTGGGAGTAAGTATGGTGACGCTCTTCATGAGGTGGATGGAGAATTACAAGTGGTACAGAAAGTCAACCGGGTCTATGCCACGGACAATCACCGTATGGGAACGCTCTACAAAATGCACCTCTCGACTGGAAACCCCGTGAAGATTGCCGGATTGCCGTCAAGATGTGTGGTAGACAATGACAATCATCTCTCTATTGAGGTGGTTGACCGTGACTGGTATATCCGGCTGGCAAAGCGGTATGTCCGGGATTTCCTTGGTATCAAGCCCCCTAAGCGGAATACCCGGAGAGTAAATAAGGTCAAACGAGAGCTGACGGCTTTGTTGGAGGGATAATTTCACAGAAAATCGCCAATGGTTTGAAAATAAACAAGAGAAAAAGGAGGTGGAGAGATTTTTGAAGATAGGAATGTGGTCTGACTCTATCAATTTTCCTAACCTTCCTCTTATGAAATTATCTTCCTACCACAAAGAACAGGGGGATAGCGTTGAATTGATAAAAGAAGGTGAACATTATGACAAAGTTTATCTAAGCAAAGTGTTCAATTTACCTCTTTTGAACAAAATCCCGCAATCTCCGCCTATATTCCATGCAGACAATGTAGTACGGGGGGGGGGACAGGATATGCGATAAAAGTGGAAAATGGCAAAGAGGTATTTCACAGTGAATTACACGAGAATTTGCCAAGCGAAATTGAACACCGCTATCCCGATTATTCTTTGTTTCCGCAATATCAAAATACGGCCTATGGGTTTTTAACTCGTGGCTGTTGCAATAACTGTTCATTCTGTATTGTCTGTCCCAAGGAAGGAAACCAGAGTGTTCAGGTAGCAGATTTGAGTGAATTTTGGAATGGACAACGGGAAATCAAACTTCTTGACCCCAATTTATTGGCTTGCCGAAATCGAGAAACGCTCCTGAAAGAACTGATTGAAAGTGGTGCCCGTGTTGATTTTACCCAAGGAATTGATGCTCGATTTATCACCAGCGACATTGCCGAACTTATCAATCAGGTCAAAATCAAAACAATTCACTTCGCCTTTGACTTTATGAAAAACGAGAAGGCGATCATTCGAGGATTAGAGTGTTTCAAGAAATACTACTCTGGCTCAGACAGAAATATACGGTGCTATGTTTTGACAAACTACGATACTTCACACGAAGAAGACTGGTATCGGGTACGCTCTCTGATTGAACTTGGGTATCAGCCGTATGTAATGATTTATCAGAAAGGCACTCACAACCGTTTTCTGACAGACCTTGCCAGATGGAGCAATTCACTTTTTCTAAACAGAGCGGTTTCGTTTGAGGATTATGTTCCACGCAAAGACGGAAAAACTTGTCGGGAACTCTATCCAGAAATTCTAAACAAAAAGGAGATTGTTGTTATGTCAGCGAAAACCGAGAAAACCCCCGCACCCGCCGTTGATTACAGCGGCATGAATATCTGCCGGAAGTTGCAGATTGCCCGATTGAAGTTCCTGCAAGCCGGTGTGAAGAAAACCGGCAAAAACATTCACTTGGAGTTCATGTACTTCGAGCTGAGTGACATTGTTCCTGTGGCCGAGTCCATCTTCACGGAAGTGGGTCTACTGATGGCTCCTACCTTCGGCAAGGAGTACGCCATTGCCAAAGTTTTCAACTGTGATGACCGGGATGAAGAGCCTATTACCTTTGAGGCTCCCTTCACGCAGATCGCCCCCATCATCTCCAACAGCGGCAAGGTTGTGACGAACGAAATGCAAGCCCTGGGCAGTTCTATCACCTATATGCGCCGGTATCTGTGGCAGCTCGTTCTTGACATTATCGAGGCTGACAGTATCGACAATACCTCCGGTGCCGATGAAGATACTCAGACACCTCCCTCTCCCCCTAAGACCGCAAAAAAGGCTCCTGTGACTGCTGAGAAGCGTCAAGAAATCAAGTCCGAGTTGACTTCCGCCCCGGAGGGTGCCGCCAGTGAGGAACAGGTTGCCACGCTGAAAGCGGAACTGAAAAAGCTCATGGAACTGGACGCAGAGCAGGAGAGCTTTGTGCAGAATGTGGCCGTAAAGACTGAGGGCTTCACCAAGATCACCGCTGATGTATGCGACCAGCTCATTACCGGTGTACGGGATATGCTCTCGGCGTATGACACTCAGGAGGGTTAATCATGGAATGGCTTGACAACAAAATTCAGATTGTGCCGCCCAAGCGTCCTAAGAAGCTGACCGCTACCCGGTTCGCTACCATTCTCGGCCTCAATCCCTGGTCTACTCCCTTTGAGGTCTGGTGTGAGATCACCCGTACCTACCATAAGCCCTTCGAGGACACGATTTACACCGTTGCCGGTAAGACCATTGAGCCGAAACAGGCGGAGTACATGAAGAACACCTACTTCATGAGCAATCTGGTCACTCCAACCGATATTTACGGCGAGAATTATTTCCAGAAGACCTTCGGTGATTTCTTTTCTGATACGCCGGTACTCGGCGGTATGTGGGACTACCTGCTGCATGGCAAAGATGGCAAGCCTACAACCGTTCTGGAAATGAAAACCTCCAAGCGTGTAGAGGATTGGGCGGAAGATATTCCTGAATATTATGCCCTCCAAGCTGCCCTCTATGCGTATCTCCTGGGCGTAGACAGCGTAATCATGGTGGCCTCTTTCCTGGAACCCGGTGATTATGAACACCCTGAGAACTTCGTGTGCAGTTCCAGCAACACAATCACCCGGCCTTTCAAGGTGTCTGAGCGTTACCCAGACTTCGAGAAGCGGTATGTGAAACCGGCTTTGAAGTGGTGGAAAGACCATGTGGAAACCGGCCTCTCTCCGGCCTATGACGAGAAAAAGGACGCTGAAATTCTGGCCGCTCTCCGTACCAACAATCTCTCTCCTGAAACCGACTTGGAGGCTCTGGTGAAAGAAGCCGAAGAGCTGAAAGGTAAGCTGGACGCTCATGCCGCCGAGGTTTCCGATGACGAGAAACGGTACAAAACCCTGACCGATATGATTAAAAAGGCGGCTATCCAGCAGTTCCGTGAGGGGGACAAAAAGGTGTCTATCACCGGTACTGCTTATACCTGGGAAGTCAGCAAGAGTACCACTACCAAAATCAATAAGGACGCTATGAAAGCGGACGGGGTTTTGGATAAGTACAGTACCACCGAGGACAGCTACCGGTTGCTGCCGAAAGCGATTAAGGAGGGATGACCGATGAAGTTTAAGAATTTTGTAAAATCTCTGGCTTCCAGCGGAGTGATCTATAAGAGAGGGATTGAAGACCTGCCCTTTGCTGACCGTTGGCTGGCCTCTCCTACGGCTATGATGCTCATTCCCACTACGGTGAAAAGCGTGACCGCTGCGGCTATTCAGGATATGCCCCAGGCCATTGACAAGATGATTGACCAGATTGGTCATACAGACTATGCGGTTCTGTCTGAGGCAATCATGCCCTATCCCGATGGTGGTATCAAGGATTGTATTCGGGTCTATAAGACCCAGGCTGGTGACATTTCTATCAAGATCAGCAACGATGACTGGAAGCTGATTGAGCGGAAAGACACCTGTGAAATCCTTTATGCCTACGACATTGACACCAATTCCAATGTCGCAAAGGCCCTGCTGGTAAAGAGTTTCCCGGAATTACCCGGAGATGACGAGGAACTTGTGGGCATCATCTTTCCCGTCAATGATGAAGTCTAAGGAGGACAAACAAGATGGCTAAAATTGGTTTGAGTGATGGGTTTTCCCTTATCCCGGAAGGAACCCATGTCTTCAAAATTACCGGGGTCAGCTATAAGGAAGCCTTTGGCAAGCTGGAAATTACCATGCAGACGCAAAGCGGAGCCAAGCACATTGAGCGGTTTTCCCTGCTGAAAACTGACGGCTCTCCGAACGAAGGTGCGCTTAATGCGTTCAGCTATTTTGCGAAGACCGCCTTGCAGGATTTCGAGCTTACCGAAATCGACCATGAAGACCTTGTAGGTCACTTCATCGAGTGCGATATTGAGCATGATGTTCAGCCGAACAAGAACAAGCCGGACAAGACCATTACCTTCGCTCGGTTGGCCGATAAGCGGCCCTCTGACGGGTGGGATGAACAGGCGGCACCCTCACCCACCCAGGCTCCCAAAACCGCTCCTGCGTCCGCTCAGGCGGCTCCTGCGGCCCCTAAATCTAAGAGTGACCTGATGGCCCTTCTTGGCTGATTATGGACGAGGGAGGGCGGCTAAATTTCCGCTCTCCCTCGCCAATGGTTTGTTGAAAAATATGTGGAAAGTGAGGATAAGATACTTTGACCACAACAAAGACAAAGGTTCAAATGCACCGGGAAATCTGTGAGGAAATCAACGATCTCTATGCCCGGAAGAACCATGATTACGGTGATAGCTTCCACCAGACCTTTGTTGAAGAGGGTATGGCAATGGCCCGTATCAGGTTGGGCGATAAGTTTAACCGGTTTAAAACTCTTTCTCGGAACGAGGAACAGAAGGTAAATGACGAGTCCATTCGGGACACCCTGATTGACCTTGCCAATTATGCCATTATGACGGTGCTGGAAATGGAGGTTTCCGACCATGACGCTGAGTGAGTATTCAGTTATCAGCAGAGCCGTTGAACATTACGGCGTAAACAGTCAAATCAATATGCTTTTCGAGGAAATGTCTGAATTGCAAAAGGAACTCTGCAAACACCTTAGAGGGCAAACCGATGTGAAGCATATCGCAGAAGAAATCGCTGATGTGGAAATTATGCTGGCTCAAATTAAGTGTATTTTCAAATGTTCTTGTGAAGTGAGAAACTGGCAAAAACAGAAAGTTAATCGGCTTTCCGACAGATTAGATCAGGAAGAAGGTGCTGGGTCATGACCGAAAGAGATCGCCGGTCTGAGTTCCTAAATTTCATGCGTCTACCAGATGGAACCCCTCTGGCTACGGTTGATGTTTTGGACTATCTCACCATCAATGGCTTTTTCACCGCTCCCGCTTCGACTAAGTACCACGGTAACTATGAGGGTGGCTTGTTTGACCACTCTCTGTCCGTAGCAAAACACTTGGTCGGCCTGACTGAGAGGTTGGAATTGAAATGGAAGGACTGCCGTTCTCCCTATCTGGTGGGTATCTTCCACGACCTCTGCAAAATCGACCTGTACCGTCATCCTGTCAAAGACACAATTTATATCGGTGGGAAGAAACAGTCCATTTTCGATGAACTCTCCTGGGAGCATAATCCCAACACACTTCTCAAAGGCCACGGAGATAAGTCGGTCATGCTCCTAAGCCAGTTCTACAAGCTGACTGAGGAAGAGGTTCTGTGTATCAGGTATCACATGGGAGCCTTTACCGACAAGTCCGAGTGGAACGATTACACCAGAGCCGTCAACCTCTATCCTAATGTGCTGTGGACGCACCAAGCGGATATGCTGGCAAGTCATGTGGAAGGAGTTTGAGCATGAAGATCATTGAACCTAAAGTGGAGCTTATCAATCCTCCTGCCTATTCTGACCTTCTCTCTCTGATTGAGCTGGCCGGACGCACTTGCTATAAGTCCGAGAGCAAGATTACCGGGAACAGCGCAGAAAAGTTTGTCAGGAACATCTTGAAGCGAGGTCATGAGGCTGTCATTGAGCATGGCAGCGTGAGTGTTCGCTTTACCTGCGATAGAGGTGTGAGCCATGAGATTGTCCGGCACCGACTGGCCTCTTACTGCCAGGAAAGTACCCGCTATTGCAATTACAGCAAAGAAGACTTTGGTTCTGAAATTACGGTAATCAAACCTTGCTCCCTTGATAAAGACGGTACAGCTTACCGACACTGGTTTTGGGCTTGTTCCCAAGCAGAAGAAGCCTATTTCAATATGTTGGACTTCGGCTGTACTCCACAAGAGGCCCGGTCTGTTCTTCCCAACAGCACGAAGACCGAGGTGGTCATGACGGCCAATATGCGGGAATGGAGGCACTTCCTTCGGCTCCGTACCGCTCCTGCCGCACACCCGGATATGCGAGAGGTCGCAAAGATGCTCCTGACTGAGATGCAGACTCGATACCCGGCTTTCTTTGAAGACTTCGAGGTGTGAACCATGATTGTGAAAAAGGCCGGAGGAAAGGTTTACGGAGCAGTCTTCACCGCCGCAGAGAAAAAGGCCATGGAAATGGAGATCAACCGGCAAATCATTGAAGCGGACAAACGCTATACCGATGACATTGACGCAATGGTTCTCTATACCCTTGCGGTTCACCTGGGCTTTGGCCCTAAGCGGCTCAGACGCTTTTATGAAGCATTTGCCGCAGAGCATGACCGGCTTATTCAACATTACGAAATGCCGGACGATTACACATGGCTCTGCAAAGAAGAACTGAAAAAGATTGGTGTCGATGTGGAGGCATGGAACAGAGAAAGGGGAAGTATTCATGACATTCGTGAACAATAACGGGAAAGTCCCGTATATCATGGTCGCCGGTGTAGATCATGTTACCGGCGAAATGCCGCTTGAAACTGCGGAAAAGATTTACAGCGAGGGAACCAAGAGAGCCAGCAATAGGTTTCCCGGCTATCCGGTCTGTGTGGATAACAAGTATTTCTTCGCCACCAAGACCTCTCCAAAGAAAAGGAAAACCACTAATGAGTAAGCTGCTTCCGGTACTGCTGCTGTCATTGGTTCTCCTATCTTCCTGTTCCGCCAAGCCGGAAACAGAAATCATTGAACCTCCTGAACTTCCTGTGCTTGAAGTCACTACACCGGAACCCACACCCACTGTTCCTCTTTGGAGCGAGGAAGAGGTTGATGTGCTGGCAAAGATGGTATGGGGAGAGGCCAGGGGTGTACCGTCTGATACGGAAAAGGCCGCTTGTGTGTGGTGTGCGCTCAACCGTGTCGATCAGGGATATGGTTCGATCACTACGGTAGTTACCGCTCCTTATCAATTCATCGGGTATGATGCAGATAACCCGATTGATGATGAAATTAAAGCCCTGTGTGAAGATGTTCTTACCCGATGGTATGCGGAAAAAGATGGAGAAACCAATACGGGGCGGGTTCTACCTTCTGACTATCTCTGGTTCAGCGGAGATGGCAAACACAATTATTTTAGAAATGCCTACAAAGGCGGAGAAACATGGGATTGGTCGCTCCCTTCCCCTTATGAAACCTGAATGACCGAGAGGTGCCGTCATGTATGAAAAAATACCCTCTGAATTGAAAGAAAAGGCCCAATGGGTCAATGTCTGGAATAGCAGCAAGGTTCCCATGCAGACCGGCCAGAAAAAAGCTGCCTCTTCTGTGTTACCTGATACCTGGGGAACTTTTGATTGTGCTGTGCTGAATGTGGCGAACGGCATCTATGACGGCATCGGATATGTGTTCAATGACGATGGACTAATCGGGATTGACATTGATGACGGTTTTTCAGAAGGACTATTGAACCCGTTAGCCTCTGACATTATCAGCCATTGCGGTTCTTATACGGAGAAGAGCCGCAGCGGAAGAGGGGTACACATTCTGCTGAAAGGCTCTCTCCCCTTCAAAGGTCGTAACAACCGAGCCGGGGTGGAGATTTATCGGAGTGGCCGGTACTTCATTATGACCGGAAAAGTCATTATCTATTCGGAGATCATTGAAAACCAAGAAGCGATTGACTATATCGTTTCCAGGTATTTCCCCGATGTTCCGAAAGAGGGTGCCGGTTCCTCCGTTCCACAACGCATTTACTCCCCAATCTACCGAAAGCCAGAGCCGGGGAAAATCGCTCTGAAACCTGAATATCCAACAATCACTACCGGAAGCCGGAACCTAAGTCTGACTTCTCTGGCCGGTCAGATGCACAATCAGGGATATTCCAAAGCGGAGATTTACAAAGAGCTGCTGTATGCCAACACTCAGGCTTGCAAGCCGCCTCTTCCCCGTTCGGAGATTGAAACCATTGTAAATTCAGTTACCAGATACAGGAGGTAATTTATGAAACCTTATCAGCGTGGAGATGTTGTCATTATAGATGTACCTATCCCGGCCTCCGGCCATGTGCAGGGAGGCAAGCGGCCCTGGGTCATCGTTCAAAATAACATGGGGAACCAGTTCTCTCCCACCAGCATTGTAGTCCCTCTGACCACAAAGATGAAGCGACTGGAAATGCCCACTCATGTTGCTTTTGTGTGGGAGAACTTGGAGCAAAGCATGGTCGAGTGTGAACAGGTACGGGTCATCGACATTACCGAAGACTGGAAATATGTCTGTACCCTCCCGCCTCAGATCATGTCCCATATCGACACAGCCCTGAGAAACGCTTTCTTCTATGGGGGGGGGGTGTAACAGATGGAGAATAAGCAGTATTGCCCTCTCAATGCTTCCACGGACGAAGTTCTGCATTGTTGTCAAGAGAGGTGTGCGTGGTGGGATGAAGACGCTCAGGCTTGTTCGGTGCTGGTAATAGCAAAGGCAATGAGGAAGGTGACGAGAAATGGCCGATGAAATTATGACCACGGAAGAGCAGGAACTTTTTCAGCTTTCCAATGGCCGGTACATCATGGACAAAGACCTGTCCCGAAAGATGTTTTACATCAAAGAGGCCAAGCCGGAACGGAGCCACCAGATCAGCGGCACCGGCTATTCCTGGGACGAGTCTGGTATGGCAGAGCTGTTTTCCGAGTGCTACCAGAATGATACCCGCTTTTGCCCGGAAGCAAAGTGCTGGTACACCTATTCTAAGGGAGCATGGAGGAAGGATATTGGCTCCCTGTTGGTGGCTGAGAAAATCAAGGAATTTTGCCGCCTTATGGCTCTCTACTGCGGAGAGATTGACAACGAAGATCGCCGCAGGGAGTATATGAAGTTTATCGTAAAAATGGGCGACCGGCGTTTCCGTGACCGGCTCATGAAGGACGCTGCCAGCGTCATGCCGATTACGGCAGAAGAGTTTGACGCAAATCCCTTTCTCATTAACTGCTTGAATGGAACCTACGACATGGAGAAGATGGAGTTCCGTGAGCATGATTGGCGGGACTTCCTGACGATGCAGACCAATTTCGACTATACCTTGCAGGACTCCCGCTGTGAGCGGTGGGAGAGGTTTATTACAGAGGTCACTTGCAATGACCCGGACAAGGCTGAATATCTGCAAAAGGCCCTGGGCTATTCAATGCTCGGTATGGCGAATGAAGAGTGTATGTTCATCCTCCACGGCAAGACCACTCGCAACGGAAAATCTACCATGCTGAGTGCCATTCATCATCTCCTGGGCGACTACGCTTCTGTGTCCCCCGTGTCCATTATCTGCAAGTCTGACCGGTCAAAGAACGCAGAGGCAGCGAACCCCATGCTGGCTTCCCTTAAAGGTAAGCGGTTTGTGACCATGGCGGAGAGCAACCAGTATGGCAAGCTGGACGAAGAAACAATCAAGCAGCTCACGGGCGGCGAAGAGATCAAGGCCCGGAACCTCTACGAAGCTACCACGACTTTCCTCCCCCAATTCACTCTCTGGCTGTCCTGTAACGACCTTCCCTCTGTCAATGACAAGAGCCTGTTTGCCTCTGACCGTGTACGGGTGGTGGAGTTCAACCGTCACTTCACCGAAGACGAGCAGGACAAAAACCTCAAAAGTGAATTTCAGACCCAGGAGGCCATGCGTGGCATTTTCACTTGGCTCTTGGAGGGCTACTTCAAATATAAGCGGTTCGGCCTGAAAATGTCCCCGGCCATGCGTCAGGTAGTCAAGCAGTACGAGAAAGACAATGACTTGGTATTGCAGTTCTTAGAAGAAAGGTGTGAAAAGGCCGGAGGTGCCTACACCAGAGCTAAGACGCTCTATGACGCTTACAAGATTTGGTGTAAGTCCAACGGCTATTTTGTGTGTAGCGCAAAGCGGTTTAATGCCGACATGGAAGCTCACCCGGAATGGCATGGAGGTAAGACCGTCTACTCTGGCTATCCTACCTATCGGGACATTCGTATGAAGGGAACAGTGTAATTTTATGGCCTATTACAAGAGAAATGAGTTTGAACTTTCTATTCCCATCAATGATCTTAAACCCGGTATGCAAGTGTGTATTCCAAGAAATATCACCTATGGGTGGAATGTTTACACGGGATTGACCTTGTATAAACCCTATACCATCCAGCGTGTTACACCCAAGAAAACCAAAGTGATATGCGAAGACGGTACGGAGTTTTACACAAAAGAAACGGCTTTTCTCTTTCCGGTTCCTGAAATGAACGCTGAAAATGAGAGAGTTCTCCTTTTCCAGAAAATAGGTAAAATTATCACGGCTCTTGATAGAGCATCGTGCAAGACCTACATTGCCTCCTATGAGGAAATGAAAGAGGCCGCTGACCATTTAGCTGCTTTCTACGACTTTTGCTTGAAAAACTCCCAGGAAGGATGATTTTCATGAACAAGAAAAATATGCGCCGTATGTCCATCTTGGTCACAGCACAGACCGCAAAAAATCTGGAACGACTGGCGGCTATGTCCGGCTACTTTGAGATTGGGAGAGTAGTAGATAAGCTGACCAGAGAGAAAATGATTTCTTTCCGGTGCGAGAAAGGAGATGGCCGTAATGAGTAACAATGACAAGTTCAAGGAGCTGTATAAGGCAATCGGCGTTCTGGCTGAAACCGGCATCCTCTTCTATCGAGCCACCATTCAGGCCGGTGCAACTCCCGGAGAAGCCATGATCTTGACCCAGGCTTTTATACGAGCTTCTATGCAGGGTGACGATACCCCTCCTGAGCATGAGAGTGAGGAAGAAGCATGACCGTGAAAGAACTGAAAGCAAAGTTAGCCAATATCCCCGAAGATGCTTCTGTGGAAATGGTCATTTGCAATACTGATAACCCGTTTGAAGAAGGGTGCCGGGTAGACAAAATCGCCTATTTTGAGTGGCTTCAAAAGGATGGAGCGAAAACCGTGGTTTTGTTCCCGGCATGAGAGGAATATATTTAGTGGTCTACTGAATATATTTGCGACTTTTGGCCTTTGGTGCGTTTTAGTGACTTTTTTGGTGAATAATCGGCCACTACCGGAAACCCTTGTGGCGCAAGGCTTTAAGGGCATTTTTGACCGCTATTTCTATATTTTTCTGTATAAACCCTCCATAGAGAATGATATATAGAGAGATTTATAGCAAAAATCGAAAATGGGTCACTAAACTCACTAAAGGCTAACTGAAAATAATTAGTGAAGGAGTGCTGAATATGAGTGAAGAATTGACTCCGAAGAGAGGGCGTGGCCGTCCGAAGGGGACTGGTGGAAATAAGCGGCCTGATCGGACTACGGCAATGAGTGTGCAGACTGAACCGGGTGACAACCGTAAATATCTGCAACATACTATGCGAATGTGGAATTGGCCGGAAGTGGATATGAGGGAGCCTGAACAGGTTGCAGAGCGGATTGAACAGTATTTCGGTATTTGTATTGAGGATGATATGAAGCCGAGTGTTGCTGGCCTCGCTTGTGCTTTTGGAGTGGATAGAACAACCCTCTGGAAGTGGCTTAACAATGTCGATAGTGCCTATATTCCCGCCCAAAGCCGCCACCTTATAAAAAAGGCGTATCAAAATTTGAATGCTCAAATGGAAAACTATATGCAGAACGGGAAGATCAATCCCGTGGCCGGTATCTTCCTGATGAAGAACAATATGGGCTATCAGGACAAGCAGGAAGTGGTTTTGACCCCGAACAACCAGCTTGGCGAGGTGACTCCCCCGGAAGAGCTTCAACAGAAGTATTTGGAAGCTACTGCCAGCGACTATGATACGGACGAGTGACCTGGTTCACGACTATGGCTCACAACTTTGCGACTATCCCGCTCGAAGGTCTGCGACTATCCAGGCCACCTCTGCGACTATGTGGAAGCCGCCGACCTCTCTTCCTGGGAGATCGGCGGCTCTTTTGCGCCCTGGCCTCTGGTTCCCGGCTGATCTGGTGCAGCCGGGGCTGGTTGTCTGGAAAAGTGTACTTTTCTTTACTCTTTTATAATGTATAGAAAGCACTGAAAATATTTTGTATTTTCCTATTGACAACTGAATTTATTCAGTGTATATTAAAGGCACAAAAGATATTCAGTGCTTAACGGACATTTTAGAAAGGGGTTCACGATATGAAAATTTATGATCTACCAGTTATGCAAGGCCGGGAAAAATCCTTTTACGGGAAAGCCCGTATCATTGAAAAGGATAACGGGGAAAAGGTGCTACAATCGTATAAAACGGAAGTTTGTAAAATTACTTCCGGCGGGTTGTTCGTCCGGTTGTGGGACGGGTACAGCGTAACCACTATGCGACATATCAATAGTTTTCTTTCCTTTTTCGGGATTGACGGCGGCGGGAAAGCCTGGTGGAACGGATTACCGGTGGAGCGGCCTCACAGAACGGGTGAAAATCCGGTTTATATCTATGACGCAGCCGGAAAGATCATAGGTCACAAGATAGGAAACGGAAAGGCGGTGTAATTATGGCGTATATTAGAAAAACCGTTGACCGGTGGGACATTGAAACAAATTATGGTTACGGGTGGGAAGTTGAAGATTGCGAATATACCAGGGCCGAAGCGGTGAAGCGGTTAAAAGAATATCGGGAAAATTCTTGTGGACGGTTTGCGGTTCGATTGAAAAAGCATAGGGAAAGGAAGGGCGCATAATGAAGACAACAAATAAAAAAGCCCGTCAGAATGTGCGGCAATACATTTTAGATCATTTTGAGCCGTGCGGGTATGATTTTACCGGCCCTTGCAGTTTTCAAAATGTGGCTCGGTTTATTCTCGAAGTTCACGCCAGTGAAAAAGCCTATTCCCCGGAATATCAGGCGGCAAAAGGTTTTACTAATGAGGCGGTATTTATGGATTGGTGCCAGGGCTTGCCCAGTGTGTTAGATACTTGTTATTACTATAACCGTTCCGCCGTGGTTGACCTGGGGAACATTTTGGAGCAGTCGGAGCGGGAATGGGCGCAATATACAGAAGAACAGGCGGAACGGCTTT